CCGGACCCGCGAACAGATGACAGCTGTAGACCAGGACCTTATGAAGGAACAACATCCTTCAATGCCGATCCACAATGATCGGCGAAGTCGTGTAACTTTTGGTGGTCGTGAACGCGACTCCAATTAATTTAGAGGATTGCTCAAATGGCAAACAGTAATGGTGCCTTCGGATTACGTCCGATTGGCGTAGTCGGACAGGCTGCGAACACCACTGGTGTGACTGAGTATCGTATTGCCGCAGGCAACACTAACGCGATCTATCAAGGCTCTCCTGTTATCCCGCTTTCAACTGGCTTTATTGACATTGTTGGCGCGGCAGCAGGCGGCACAGTAGGTTTACTTGGTGTTTTCTGGGGTTGCGAATACGTTTCGTCAACAACTGGTGAAAAAATTTACTCCAACTCATGGCCTGGGTCAGGCGCGGATACTAATCATCCCGTCACAGCCTTCGTGTATGACAACCCAATGCAGACTTATGTGATCTGCTCAGATGCTTCGCTTACTGACGAAGCAACTGCGCGTGGACATGTGTTTGCAAACGCAAACTTTGCGACAGCTACTTCTGGTTCTTCAACCACAGGTATTTCTTCCGCTAAGTTGGGTGTCAGCACTATTGCCACTACCGCTGCACTGCAGCTGCGTATTATGGGCGTTCAGAACGACCCTGACAACGCAGACTTCGCTGCTGCTGGTATCCCTGTAATCGTTCGATTGAATAACAGCTTTAATTCCGCCAACGGCGCGATTGTTGCTGGTACTCCATCGACCACTGGCGTTTAAGGAGGTCTAACAAATGGCTATTTCTCGCGCACAATTAGCGAAAGAGCTTGAACCAGGTCTCAACGCCTTGTTTGGTATGGAGTACTCACGGTACGAAAACCAACACGCAGAGATCTTCACAACAGAATCTTCTGATCGAGCATTCGAAGAAGAAGTTATGTTGAGTGGTTTCGGCGCAGCACCGACTAAATCGGAAGGTTCTGCAATCAACTTTGACGACGCTAACGAAGCATACACTGCTCGTTACAACCACGAAACAGTGGCGTTGGCATTCTCAATCACTGAGGAAGCTATCGAAGACAATCTCTATGATCGTCTTGGTTCGCGTTACACTCGTGCGTTGGCTCGTTCAATGGCACACACAAAGCAGGTCAAAGCCTCTTCAGTTCTTAACAACGCCTTTACGGGCGGTGCTACGGCTGGTGGTGACGGCGTTGCTCTTTGTGCAACAAACCATCCGCTCACTAACGGCGGTACGTTTGCAAACACGCCAGCAGTGGCTGCAGATTTGAACGAAACATCTCTTGAAGATGCTTTGATCAACATCGCAGGTTTTGTTGACGAGCGTGGTTTGAAAGTCGCACTTCGCGGCACCAAACTGGTCATCCCGCGTCAGCTGCAATTCGTTGCAGAACGCTTGATGGTTTCAAACTTGCGTGTTGGCACAGCCGACAACGACACTAACGCAATCCGCTCCATGGGCATGTTGCCTGACGGTTACGCCGTCAACGACTTCCTGACGGATCCAGATGCGTTCTTCGTCTTGACTGATGCTCCTCGTGGTATGATCCACTTTGAGCGGACCCCACTTTCCACTAACATGGAAGGTGACTTCGACACGGGTAACATGCGCTTCAAAGCGCGTGAGCGTTACAGCTTCGGCTTCAGCGACCCACGTTGTATCTTTGGTTCCGCAGGGGCGTAAGTCTCTGATCAGTACTAAAGCTAGGGGCGGTCTTCGGATCGCCTCTTTCTTTTTGTTTAGACCTAGTGTATTCTGATTTCACTAGGGCAAACATCAGCTTTGTAGACAGGTTCCAGCCCTCCTGACGTTGCATAGACTACAAGGCGAATCCTTATGCAAAGGGTACTAAAATGGCTTCGACCACTTTTTCAGGTCCAGTGACCTCAACCGCTGGTTTTATCGGCGACATTATCGTTCCAACATACACAGTTGCAAACGCTCCCTCCGCGGCTACTGCAGGCGCGGGCACAATCGTTTTTGTGTCTAACGGCGCAGCGGGTTCTGCTATCTTGGCCTTTTCTGACGGCACAAACTGGAAGCGTTCAGATACAGGCGCAACCATCGCAGCATCGTAGGTCTGAATCATGAGCAGATTCACAGCACCTTCTGACGAAGAACTTGCGGCCCGAGGAATCGGTGTCAAGAAAGTTCGTGCGCGAAACGAGAACGGCACACTTAAAGCAGATGATCCATCCACTCCGAATGTAAACGAGGCGTGGGCGGATGCACCTGTTAAGAAGAAACGTGGCCGTCCTCCTAAGAAAAAGGAATAAACCATGGCAGGTCCAGTAACCGCCTATAACTGGGTTCAAGGGACGACAGCGGCTGTTGTTGGTCCGAACCGTTCGCGTCTTCGTCAGGTGGTAATTTACGCCGCCGCAGCGGGTGCGTTTACTCTCAAGAACGGTAGTGCAAGTGGGGATGTTTTGCTTACGCAGACTTTTCCAACGGGGCACCACGTCATGAACATTCCAGATGATGGGATCATCGCATCCTCGGGTGTGTTTGTGGCTGCGTTCACGGGTTCGGCAAACCAGCTTACAATAATTTTGTCTTAGAGGGCGACATGGTCGGGAGTGAAGTAACATCCTTTTACTCACAAACTTCGGCAGCGTTGGTTCAACGGCGCTGTCGCTTGCAGGGTGTTGTTTTGACTTATGAGTCAGGAGCTACAGGACACGTTGTTTTGTACGACAACGATTCAGCAGCCTCGGGTAAGGTTTTACTTAGAGTCGATGAAACGTCTCAAGGCATGGACGAAGTATACATACCTGGCGACGGCATACTTGCAAAGAAGGGCGTGTATGCGTCCATCCCCGACAGTACGACAATAACGGTGTTTGTGGAGTAACAATGGCAAAGATCGACAAGTCCAAGATGAAGTGCAACAAGCCTAAACGTCAGATTTCTGGCGGTAAGAAGTCTGTTGTGAAGGCGTGTAAGGACGGAAAAGAAAAGATCATTCGGTTTGGCGATGCCAACATGAAGATCAAGAAGTCGGACCCCAAACGCAGGAAGTCTTTCCGAGCGCGTCATGGATGTGATACAAAGAAGTTAGATAAGCTCTCGGCCCGTTACTGGTCGTGTAAGATGTGGTGATAGACTTGGACAAGAACTTACAACTAATGTTGGTCGGAACCTTCTTAACTCTTGCTTCAGCAGGGCTTATTTGGATGGTGAGCACTCTTATCACGGTGGACAAACGCACCGAGGTTATGGACGTTAAAATGGATCATGTGGTTCAAGCTATAAACGCTTTGACAGAAAGGCAGGCTCACCTTGATAAGTCGTGGACAAATACCTTTTCAAATTTCCAAGCCTCCAGAGAGACTCAGTAATGGCAGAGAAAAAGAAAAAACTCGACGCCTGCGCCAAGAAGGTGAAAGCTCGGTACAAGGTGTGGCCCAGCGCATACGCAAGCGGAGCGGTAGCCAAGTGCCGAAAGGTGGGAGCCGCAAACTGGGGCGAATCTTCTAAGAAGCGCAAGCGCCCTGTGAAGAAGAAACTAAAGGATGGCGGCTATATTGCTTATGGCTGCGGCGGAGTTACAGAGGGGCGTCGAAAAGAGACGAATAACTACTGATGGCAAAGAAGGACAACTCACTGCGCAAATGGTTTTCCCAAAATGATGGGAAAGGCTGGGTTGACTGTAAGACAGGCAAACCTTGCGGACGCCAAAAAGGCGAGAAGCGTAAGAGTTACCCGGCGTGTCGTCCAACTATGGCGCAGTGTACGTCAGCTTCGAAGAAAAAGAAATCTTCGAAACGAATCAACTGGAAAGCCGATGGTGGCTTGGTAAGAGTGTTTTGATAACCGGAAAGGGTATGCTATGAAGGATCTAAGTGGTGACGGCAAAGTGACGAAGAAGGATGTCTTGATTGGTCGCGGTGTCATTGAGAAGAAAAACGGCGGGATGCTGAACGGTTATATGGGCGGCGGCATGATCAAAAAAGGCTACAAGTACGGTGGCAAGGTTAAGGGCTACAACGCTGGTGGTTGTGTTATGGCTGGTCGCGGTGGATCGTTTAAAGGAAACAGCTAATGGCAACTTCAGGTTCAAGAGACTTCAATCTTGATGTCGGTGAGATCATCGAGGAAGCGTATGAGCGGTGTGGGCTAGAGGTTCGCACTGGATACGACGCTCGTACTGCGCGTCGATCTTTGAACCTGATGTTTGCTGAGTGGGCTAACCGAGGTCTAAACCTGTGGACGGTGAAGCAAGCCTATTTCACTGCTACGCAAGGCACATCGGAGTATACGTTAGAGTCCGGTGTTGTTGACGTACTGGACGTTGTTCTGCGCAGAAACAACACAGACTACGAAATCGAGCGGATCAGCCGTGGGGACTACGCCACGCTGCCAAATAAAACAACGCAGGGTCGGCCAAGTCAGTTTTGGCTAGATCGTCAGATCGATCCGAAATTATATCTTTGGTCTGTCCCTGAGAATTCTACTGACCAGATTCGTTATTACTACGTCCGCCGTATCGAAGACGCTGACGATTTGGTCAACACAACGGACATGCCTTTCCGGTTCTACCCGTGCATGGTTGCTGGGTTGGCATACTACATGGCGGTCAAACGCGCCCCAGATAGAGTTCAGATGTTGAAGACTATCTACGAGGAAGAGTTCCAACGTGCGGCGGACGAAGATCAAGGTCGTACTCCGTTAAAACTGCAACCTAGCTTGAGCTACTTGAGGGTCTGATGTCTTACGCTGCGGGTAAAAATGCTTGGGGGATATCTGATCGGTCTGGTCGCCGTTACCGTCTTCGTGACATGAAGGTGGAATGGACGGGTGCCAAGGTCGGCCCAGACGAATTTGAGACAAAACAACCGCAGTTAAACCCTCCGCAGGCATTTCCTGACCCACAAGCGTTGATGAACCCTAGACCAGAGACTGGTCTTGAGGAGCAAAGGGCGCTACAGTGGGGGTGGAATCCGGTTGGTTTTGCGTACATTCCAGGTATCAGCCCTCCTGATAACTTGGTCGCTCAAGGCTCGGTTGGAACAGTAACGGTGGTGACAACATGAGTTTTACATACGCGGAGCTTAAACAGGCTATCGAAGACTATACGGAAAACAACGAAGCCTCGTTTATCCGCAACATCCCTTTGTTTATCCGTCAGGCTGAAGAGCGGATTCTAAAGAACGTGCAACTGAGCTTGTTCCGTAAGAACGCTACAGCGAATGCGCTTGCGTCGAAGAAGTATCTGCCATGCCCGTCAGACTTTTTGGCTCCGTTCTCGTTAAGCTACGTTGATCCGGCCACTAACGACAAGATTTTCGTTGAGTTTAAGGACGTGAGCTTTCTTCAAACGTACACGCCGGACGATACTACAGAGGGTCAGCCTCGGTATTATGCGATCTTCGACATCGGGAACTTCCTGCTGGCTCCCACGCCCGAAGCGGCTTATCTAATGGAGTTGCACTATTACTATCGTCCGCAAAGCATCACTGCTCTTCCGGACACAGGTACGACTTGGCTGAGTGAAAATGCAGAGTTAACTCTGTTGTATGCGTCGTTGATCGAGGCGTATGTTTACATGAAGGGTGATCCGAATCTGATGGGCGTTTACGATAAACGCTTCCAAGAATCGTTGATTGGCCTTAAAATGCTGGGTGAAGCTAAAGAAACTACCGACGAGTACCGCACGGGTAGAGTTATAAGGGCTAAACAATAATGTTTGAGTTTAAGGTAGATGTTGATAAGAATAGCCCCATCGTTGGTGTAAAAACCACCGAGAACCGAGGCTTTACTCCGGAAGAATTAGCGGAGCAATGCGTTAAAAAAGTGATTTCGGTCTCCGATAGTACCCACCCAGGTATTAGGGACCAAGCCCGTGCTTTCTCTAAGCACATCGAAAAGGTTGTTGCATATTATATGCGGCAGGCTATTCGCAGTGACCGCACAACAGTGTATAACACACTTAAAGACGCGGGACATCCCGATCTGGCTGAACTCATAAGGAGACTATAACCATGGCCTTTACTGGAAACTTCATGTGTACGTCTTTCAAGGTAGAACTCTTGAAAGCTCAACACGACTTTACTAACGGGAACGATCAATTCAAGATCGCTCTGTATGATAATAACGCCTCGTTTACTGCGGCGACTACCGACTATACTGCTACGGATGAAGTAGCAGCATCGGGTTCGTATTCTGCGGGTGGCGGCACATTGACAAACGTCACGCCGACATCGTCTTCGACCACAGCGTTCACAGACTTTGACGACATCACGTTTACGTCTGCGACGATCACTGCTCGTGGCGCGTTGATCTACAACACGCAAACAGGTGGCGGTTCAGGCACGACTAATACGGTTGTTGTCTTGGACTTTGGTTCAGATAAGTCCTCCACATCAGGGGATTTTCAGATCGTATTCCCAACAGCGGACGCATCAAACGCTATCATCCGTATCGCATAAGATAGGATAAGCCGATGGCTGATGTCACTGTTTTTGCAGGAGTAGGTGGGGCTTGGGGACAAGGCACTTGGGGCGAAGACGCCTGGGGTGCCTCTGTCCCGATGCCTGCTGCTGCTGGATTTGTAGGTGGCTCCGGTTGGGGTGGCGGGTCTTGGGGACAAGGCGCTTGGGGCGAATCCCAAGTTGTAAACATCGTCTCCATTTATAGGCCCACAGGCGTGGAAGCTACCATGGCTGTAGGGTCCGTATCTATTACAGGTACGTCGCTTGCGCCTACAACAGGTCTTCAGGCTTCAGGCTCCGTTGGACAAGTTACGCTTGTTACGGATCAAGTTTTAAGCGTTACGGGTTTGGGTGCCACGGCATCCGTTGATTCGGTTATAACCACTGGTGGGGCGAATGTCTCGCCCACGGGACTTGAGTCTGCAGCGGAAGTTGGCGCAGTGACCGCGGTTACTGATCAAGTTTTAGATGTTACAGGTCTTCAGGCTTCTGGCTCCGTTGGCTCTGTATCTGTTCTTGAAGGCTCCGGTGTAACGGTGCCCTTTGGAGGATGGAGCCGAGGTTCTTGGGGCGAAGGCTCTTGGGGCGTAAGTCTTGGTATTTCAGCGACAGGTCAAGTCGGGCAGGTCACGCACTCTGGTAGCGCAGTTGTTCCAACAACGGGTCTTGAGGCTACAACAAACGTAGGCTCGGTTACTGTTACAGGGG